ATGGAAGAGGTGGGCAAGCGGCACGGGGCAACCCGGGGCCGCTTTTCCTTTGTCCGGCCGAGCCTCGGGAGGCGAAAGCAGCAGCGCATGACGATCGTCGACAAAGCCCCGCCAGTGGATCTGCTGGCGGAGACGGAGAAGCTTTACCGCGAGGCGGCCGAGGATCTGGTCCGCGCGCGTCGGAAGCTGTCGGAAGGCCGTGCCGAGGAAGTCCGGGCCGCCGTGCAGGCGGTGAAGGACCTCAAGGCCGCGCTTCAACTGGTGATGGATGAAAGGGCGAGGGTTGAAAAGCTACGCAGAACCGCGGGCGGCATCGTGCATGACTACGCCCTCGACTTCGACGCGGCCCGACGTGAGATCGGGCGCCGGCTGGCTCGCCTCCGCGACGCCGGACAAGGTGGATGAGTTTCTGGAGCAGCTGAGCGCGAATGCGCTGCTCGCGCTGCCCTGGATGTTCGAGTTCTGGGCGCTGCCGCACCAGCTTCCGCCCGAAGGGGTCTGGAAGAGCTGGGTGGTGATGGGCGGCCGTGGCGCGGGCAAGACCCGGGCGGGCGCGGAATGGGTGCGGGCCGAGGTCGAAGGCGCGCGTCCCGGCGATCCGGGGCGGTCGCGCCACGTGGCGCTGGTGGGCGAGACGATCGATCAGGCGCGCGAGGTGATGGTCTTCGGCGAGAGCGGGATCCTCGCCTGCTCGCCGCCCGACCGGCGGCCCGAATGGGAGGCGGGGCGCAGGCGGCTCGTCTGGCCGAACGGGGCGGTGGCCCAGATCTTCTCGGCCCACGACCCCGAGAGCCTTCGGGGGCCGCAGTTCGATGCGGCCTGGGCCGACGAGCTGGCGAAGTGGGGCCGGGCCGAGGAGGCCTGGGACATGCTGCAGTTCTCGCTGCGGCTGGGCGATCAGCCGCGGCAGGTGGTGACGACGACGCCGCGCAACGTGCCGGTCTTGCGTCATATCCTCGACAATCCCTCGACGGTGATGACCCATGCGCCGACGGAGGCGAACCGGGCCTATCTGGCCCGGTCGTTTCTGGCCGAGGTCCATGCCCGCTACGACGGCACGCGGCTCGGGCGGCAGGAGCTGGAGGGGCTGCTGCTGGAGGATGTGGAGGGCGCACTCTGGACCACGGCGCGGATCGAGGCCTCGAGGCTCGAGGAGCCGGGGCCGCTCGACCGGATCGTGGTGGCGGTGGACCCGCCGGTGACGGGGACCGAGGCGTCGGACGAATGCGGCATCCTCGTGGTGGGCGCGCGGACGGCCGGCCCGCCGCAGGACTGGCGGGCGGTGGTGCTGGAGGATGCCTCGGTGAGCGCCGCGAGCCCGGATCGCTGGGCACGGGCGGCGCTCGAGGCGCTGGCGCGTCACGGGGCCGACCGGCTGGTGGCGGAGGTCAATCAGGGCGGCGATCTGGTCGAGGCGGTGATCCGGCAGATCGACCCGCTGGTGCCGTTCCGGGCGGTTCATGCCTCGCGCGGGAAGGCCGCCCGGGCCGAGCCGGTGGCCGCGCTCTACGAGCAGGGGCGGGTGCGCCATCTGCGGGGCCTCGGCGAGCTCGAGGAGCAGATGTGCCGGATGACGCTGCGCGGCTACGAGGGCCGCGGCTCGCCCGACCGGGTCGATGCGCTGGTCTGGGCGGTGACGGAGCTGATGATCGAGCCGGCGCGCGCCTGGGTCTATCCGAGGCTGCGCCGGCTCTAGATCCGGCCCCGCAGGCGACGCGAGCCGCGCCCGGCAGGGGCGCATGTCCGCGCGACAATGGAGTTCTTGCTGATGCTGTTCGACTTCCTGAGGAAACCGGCGCGCGCTCCGGCGCCCGAGCGCAAGGCCTCGGCCACGGGGCCGGTGGTGGGCTGGAGCACGGGGCGCGTGGCCTGGAGCGCGCGGGACATGGTGTCGCTGACCCGGAACGGGTTTCTGGGCAATCCGATCGCCTTCCGGTCGGTCAAGCTGATCTCGGAGGCGGCGGCCGCGCTGCCTCTGGTTCTGCAGGATGCGGGGCGGCGCTACGAGAGCCACCCGATGCTGGATCTGATCGCGCGGCCGAACCCGTTGCAGGGGCGGGCCGAGCTGCTCGAGGCGCTCTATGCGCAGCTTCTGCTGACGGGGAATGCCTATCTCGAGGCGGTGGCCGGATCGGCGCGGCTGCCCGGAGAGCTGCATCTCCTGCGCTCGGACCGGATGAGCCTCGTGCCGGGGCCGGACGGGTGGCCCGTGGCCTACGATTATGCGGTGGGCGGGCGGCGCATCCGCTTCGACATGACGGCGGGCCTGCCGATCTGCCATATTCGCACCTTCCATCCGCAGGACGATCATTACGGCTTCTCGCCGTTGCAGGCGGCGGCGGTGGCGCTCGACGTGCATGTGGCGGCTTCGGCCTGGTCGAAGGCCTTGCTCGACAATGCCGCCCGGCCCTCGGGGGCCATCGTCTATCGCGGCTCGGACGGGCAGGGAAGCCTGTCCTCGGATCAGTATGACCGGCTGGTGGGCGAGATCGAGGCCAACCATCAGGGTGCGCGCAATGCGGGGCGGCCGATGCTGCTGGAGGGCGGGCTCGACTGGAAGCCGATGGGCTTCTCGCCCTCCGACATGGAGTTCCACACCACCAAGGAGGCTGCGGCGCGCGAGATCGCCATCGCCTTCGGCGTGCCGCCGATGCTGCTCGGCATCCCCGGCGAGGCGACCTACGCCAATTATCAGGAGGCGCACCGGGCCTTCTACCGGCTGACGGTGCTGCCGCTGGCGGCGAAGGTCACGGCCACGTTGTCGCACTGGCTCGGCAGTTTCAGCGGCGAGGCGGTGGAGCTGCGGCCCGACCTCGATCAGGTGCCGGCGCTGGCGGCGGAACGGGATCAGCAGTGGGCGCGCGTCGCCGCGGCGGATTTCCTGACGGAGGCCGAGAAGCGGACGCTCCTCGGCCTGCCGAGGATCGCGGAGGAGGAGTGAGATGGATCAGGGCGGCTCCCGGTTCCTGTTTCAGAGCTTCGACGCGGCCCATGCCCGGATCGAGGCCAACGAGCGGGTCGCGGGCGAACGCTGGACGGCGCTCGATTTCCGCCTAGGCCGGATCGAGAACGGGCTGGAGCGGGTGGAGCAACGGATGTGGCTCTGGCTCTACGGTGTCGCGGCCTTCCTGCTGATGCAGGGGGCGGAGGCCGTCGTGCGGGCCCTTTTGGAGTGAGCGGATGCGAATGAGGGACGAATTCGGTGCGCCCGAACGGAAGTTTCACCGGCCCGAGACCGGGCTCGTCTTGTCCGAGGGCTCGGTGATCGAGGGCTATGCGTCGATCTTCGGCCGGGCCGACAATGGCGGCGACGTGGTGGCGCGCGGCGCCTATGCCGCCTCGCTCGAGGCCATGCGGACGCAGGGGCGGCGGGCGAAGATGCTCTGGCAGCACGACCCAGCCGAGGTGATCGGTGTCTGGGACGAGGTGCACGAGGACGAGACCGGCCTGTGGGTCAGAGGCCATATCCTGCCCGAGATCGGACGCGGCCGGGAAGCTGCCGCGCTGATCGCGGCGAAGGCGCTCGACGGGCTGTCGATCGGCTACCGGACGGTGCGCGCCGAGCGGGATGCCAAGGGTCGGCGGCTGCTGACCGAGATCGAGCTCTGGGAGGTCTCGCTCGTCACCTTCCCGATGCTGCCCGAGGCGCGGGTCGCCGCCAAGGGCGAGGACCGTGACGGGCTGGACTGGCAGGACATCGCCGACCTCTTCGAGGACGCCCGGCGAAGCCTCTCCGGGGGCTGAACAAGAGGCCGGACCGGGAAGCTCCGCGCCTGACCCGAACCACCGCAAGTCAGAGGAAGACGAGGATGACCGAGACCTGGGCTCGGGCCGGGACAGGCATGTCCGCAGGCCCCGATCCGGCCGTGGAGGCGAAAGCCGCAATGGCCGGTTTCCTGAAGGAGATCAATCGCTTTCAGGAGGAGGTGAAGAATGTGCTGCAACAACAGGAAGAGCGTTTGACCATGCTGGACCGCAAAACCATGATCTACGGGCGCCCGGCGCTGGCGGCCGCGGCCGACCAGGAGGCGCCGCATCGAAAGGCGTTCGGGGCCTATCTCCGCTCGGGCGACGACGATGGTCTGCGCGGCCTCGTCCTCGAGGGCAAGGCGATGACGGCGAGCGTCGCCTCGGACGGCGGCTATCTGGTCGATCCGCAGACCTCGGACGCCATCCGCTCGATGTTGCTGTCCACGGCCTCGATCCGTCAGATCGCCGGTGTGGTCCATGTGGAAGCCACGAGCTTCGACGTGCTGATCGACCGCACTGAGGTGGGGTCGGGCTGGGCCACGGAGGCCGCCACGATCAGCGAAAGCGCCTCGCCCACCATCGAGCGGATCTCGATCAAGCTGCACGAACTGTCGGCGATGCCGAAGGCGAGCCAGCGGCTGCTGGACGACTCGGCCTTCGACGTCGAGAGCTGGCTGGCGGCCAAGATCGCGACGCGCTTCATGCGGGCCGAGAGCGCGGCCTTCGTCAGCGGCGACGGGATCGACAAGCCGCGGGGCTTTCTGGCGCCGGCGAAGGTTGCGAACGCGAGCTGGAGCTGGGGCTCGATCGGCTATGTCCCCTCGGGTGCGGCGAGCGATTTCCTCGCCACGAACCCGGCCGATTGTATCATCACCCTGATCTATTCGCTCGGCGCCGATTACCGCGCGAATGCGACCTTCGTGATGAATTCGAAGACCGCGGGCGCGGTGCGGAAGATGAAGGACTCGGACGGCCGCTTCCTGTGGTCGGACGGTCTGGCCGCGGCGGAGCCTGCGCGGCTGATGGGATATCCGGTGCTCCTCTGCGAGGACATGCCGGACATTGCCGCGGGCGCCTTTGCCATCGCTTTCGGGGATTTCGCCGCCGGCTACACGATCGCCGAGCGGCCCGAGGTGCGGGTTCTGCGCGATCCGTTCTCGGCCAAGCCCCATGTCCTCTTCTATGCGACGAAGCGCGTGGGAGGCGATGTCAGCGACTATGCGGCGATCAAGCTCCTGAAGATCGCGGTGTCCTGAGGGCACCGCGGACGGCCGCCCTCGCACGGGGCGCAGCGGGCGCGCGCCGGCTTCGCCCGGCGCGCGCATCCCTCGGGAGCTTTCGGAGGCATTCATGATGTTGATCGAGCAGACGGCCGTGCCGGACAGCGCGCTGCCGATGGCCCGGTTCAGGGAGCATCTGCGGCTCGGGTCGGGCTTTACCGAAGAGGGGCTGCAGGAGGCGCTGCTCGCGGCGTTCCTCCGGGCGGCCATCACCACCATCGAGGGCCGGACGGGCAAGGTGCTGCTGTCGCGGCGCTATCTGCTGATGCTGGAGGAATGGCGGACAGACGAGGCGCAAGCGCTGCCGATCGCGCCGGTGGGCGAGATCCTGTCGGTGACGCTCGTCGATGCGGCGGGGCGGACCTTTCCCCTCGCACCGACGCTCTGGCGGCTGGTGCGGGATCAGCACCGCCCGAAACTGGTGCCGCGCGGATCGGTCCTGCCTGCGGCGCCGGAGGACGGGCGGATCGAGATCCTGTTCGAGGCGGGCTTCGGAGCCGACTGGTCCGCCGTGCCGGCCGATCTGGCGCAGGCCGTGATGCTGCTGGCGGCCGACTATTACGAGAACCGCTATGAGCCGAGGCTCGGGGCCGCCGGCCTGCCTCGGGCTGTCACGGGCCTCATTGAACGCTGGCGCACCGTCCGTGTGCTGGGTGGAGGGGCGGTCTGATGAGCGAGAGGCTGAACCGCCAGCTGGTCCTCGAGACGCCCGTGGCAGGGGCGGACGGCGCCGGGGGATCGATCCTGTCCTGGACGGCGCTCGGGATCGTCTGGGGGCGGATCGACCCCGGCGCAGGACGTGAGACGCAGGGGATCGAGATCCCGCTCGGAACGGTGCCGCTGAGGATCACGGTGCGCGCAGCCCCCGCGGGCGCTACCGCCCGGCCGCAGCCGGGTCAGCGCTTCCGCGAGGGCGCGCGTCTCTATCCGGTGCTGGCCGTGACCGAGAAGGATGCGGAGGGGCGATACCTCGTGTGCTTCGCGCGCGAGGAGGTTCCGGCATGAGCTATGCGGGAGCGGTCGCGCTTCAGGCGGCCCTGTATGAGCATCTTTCGGGCCAGCCCGCGCTGGCGGGCGTGCCGATCCACGACGCGGTTCCCCGTGGCAGCGGGCGCGGAACCTGGATCCTGATCGGTCCCGAGGAGGTCCGCGATGCCTCGGACGGCAGCGGCCGCGGCGCCCGGCATGACTTTACCGTCAGCGTGATGTCCGATGCGGCAGGGTTTCTCGCAGCGAAGCGCGTGGCCCTGGCCCTGTCCGACGCGCTGGTGACCGCGCCGCCCGTGCTCGATCGGGGGCGGCTGGTGCGGCTCGATTTCCTGAAGGCCGTGGCCCGGCGGCTCGGCTCGGGAGACGCGCGGCGCATCGACCTGACCTTCCGGGCCCGGATCGAGGAATGAGGCCGGCCCGAGGCCGGGATTGGCGAGGAGTGATCGCATGAGCGTGCAGAATGGCAGGGATCTGCTGGTGAAGGTGGATCTGACGGGCAGCGGCGGGTTTGAGACGATGGCGGGCCTCCGGGCCACGCGCATCGGCTTCAATGCCGAGACGGTCGATGTGACGTCGCTGGAAAGCCAGGGCGGCTGGCGCGAGCTGCTGGCCGGAGCCGGGGTGAAATCCGCCTCCATAACGGGGTCGGGCGTGTTCCGGGACGCTGCGACGGACGAGCGGGCGCGGGCGCTGTTCTTCGCCGGAGAGGCGCCCCGCTTTCAGGTGGTGATCCCGAGTTTCGGCACGGTCGAGGGCCCCTTCGTGATCTCGGCGTTCGAATATGCGGGGACCCACGATGGCGAGGCCACCTACGAAATGACGCTCGCCTCGGCGGGCAAGCTCACCTTCACGGCGCACTGATGGCCAATCCCTGGACAGGCGAAGTGGCGATCTGGCTCGACGGCCGGTGCCACACGGGCAAGCTCACGCTCGGCGCGCTGGCGGAGCTCGAGGCGGACCTCGGCGCGGACAGTCTGATCGCACTGGTGGAGCGGTTCGAGGAGCGGCGCTTCTCGGCGCGCGACGTGATCGCCGTGCTGGTGGCGGGGCTCCGCGGCGGCGGCTGGCAGGGCACCGCCGAGGAGCTGGGCCGGGCGGAGGTGGGCGGGGGTGCGGCGGGAGCGGCGCGCGCTGCGGCGGAGCTTTTGGTGCGTGCCTTCGCACTGCCGGAGGGGTGAGATGGGCCGGCTCGACTGGCCCGCCCTCCTGCGGCTGGGGCTCGAGGGGTTGCGGCTGTCGCCAGAGGCTTTCTGGCGGCTCACGCCTGCCGAACTGAGGATCATGCTGGGCGCGTCCGCCGTGGCGCCCCTGTCGCGCGCGCGCCTCGACGAGTTGCTGCGCGCCTATCCGGATGTCGAGAAGGAAGAGGGTCATGGCTGACATCGAGTCTCTGGAAGAGCAGGTGGCGGCGCTCGAGAGCACGCTTGGCAGTGCGGCCGGGATGACGGCGAGCTTCGAAAACGAACTGACGCGGATGCGGGACGCAATGGTCTTCACGAACCGCGAGGTGGATCGACTGTCGAGCGGCATGGGGACGGGCCTCAGGCGCGCCTTCGACGGGGTGCTGTTCGACGGCATGAAGCTCTCGGACGCGATGCAGGGTCTCGCGCAATCGATCTCCCGCACCGTCTATTCGGTGGCGATGAAGCCGGTGCAGGATGCGGTGTCGGGCTTTCTGGCCGATGGCCTGAACTCGATCCTCGGCGGGCTGATGCCCTTCGCGAAGGGGGGCGCCTTCTCGCAGGGAAGGGTCATGCCTTTCGCGCGTGGCGGTGTGGTGGCAGGGGCGACGCCTTTTGCCATGCGGGGGGCCACCGGGCTGATGGGCGAGGCGGGCCCCGAAGCGATCCTGCCGCTCGCCCGCGGGGCAGACGGGAGGCTCGGCGTGCAGGCGGGCGGCGGCCGCGCGGTGCAGGTGGTGATGAACGTGGCCACGCCCGATGTGCAGGGCTTCGAGCGCAGCCGGGGCCAGATCGCGGCGCAGGTGAGCCGGATGCTCGCGCGCGGCCAGCGCAACGGGTAGGGGCACGCCATGGGCTTTCACGAGGTCCGGTTTCCGACCAACCTCAGCTTCGGCTCGATCGGAGGGCCGGAGCGTCGGACCGAGATCGTCACGCTGGTCAATGGCTTCGAGGAACGCAACAGCCTCTGGGCCCATTCGCGCCGCCGCTACGACGCAGGTGTGGCGCTGCGCTCGCTCGACGATATCCAGGCGCTCCTGGCCTTCTTCGAGGCGCGCCGTGGCCAGCTTTACGGTTTTCGCTGGAAGGACTGGGCCGACTATCGCTCGTGCCTGGCCACCGCCTCTCCGGGGCCCAAGGATCAGCCTCTCGGCATCGGCGACGGGATCAGCCGGGAGTTCGCGCTGGTCAAGACCTATCGCTCGGGAAGCGAGCAGTATGTGCGGCCGGTGGCGAAACCCGTTGCAGGCTCGGTGAAGGTGGCGGTGGCAGGCGCGGTGCTGGTAGAAGGCGCGGGCTTCTCGGTCGACGAGACCAGGGGGCTCGTCACGCTCGCCGCGGCCCCTGCCGAAGGCGCCGCGGTCACGGCGGGGTTCGAGTTCGACGTGCCGGTGCGGTTCGATACCGACCGGATCCAGATCTCGATGGCCTCCTTCCAGGCAGGCGAGGTTCCGAGCGTTCCGGTGATGGAGGTGCGGGTCTGATGGGCGCGGCAGAGCTTCATGCGCATCTGAAGGGCGGCGCTGCCACCGTCTGCCGATGCTGGGCCGTGACGCGGCGGGACGGGACGGTGTTCGGCTTCACCGATCACGACCGGGATCTGGCGTTCGAGGGGCGGCTGTTCCGGGCAGAGACGGGGCTTACCTCGTCGGCGTTGCAGCAGACGACGGGCCTGTCGGTGGACAATGCCGAGACCGTCGGGGCGCTCTCGCATGTGTCGGTGACGGAGGCGGATCTGCTCGCGGGCCGGTTCGACGGCGCGGAGGTGCTGGCATGGCTCGTGAACTGGGCCGATGTCAGTGAGAGGCTGCTGCAGTTCCGCGGAACGCTGGGCGAGATCACCCATTCCGGGGGACGGTTCCGGGCAGAGTTGCGTGGCCTGACCGAGGCGCTGAACCAGCCGCAGGGGCGGGTCTATCAGCGGTCCTGTCAGGCGGTTCTGGGCGACCGGGCCTGCGGGGTCGACCTGAGCGCCGAAGAATTTGTGACGGAACGGGCCGTCGAAACCGTCGTCGGGCGGCAGAGTTTCGGGTTCGTGGGTCTGCATTCCTTCCCGGATCGCTGGTTCGAGCAGGGGCGCCTGGTCGTGGTGACCGGTGAGGCGGCAGGAGCGATGGGCGTGATCAAGTCCGACCGGCGCCGGAGAGAGGTGCGGACGGTGGAGTTGTGGGAGGCGCTCGGGCCGCAGATCGCCGTGGGCGACCGTGTCCGTCTAGAGGCGGGCTGCGACCGGAGGTCCGAGACCTGTCGCCTGAAGTTCGACAATTTCAGAAACTTCCGGGGCTTTCCTCATCTTCCGGGAGAAGACTGGCTCAGTGCCTATCCGGCGGCGACGGGGACGCATGACGGTGGGAGCCTGTGGCGATGAACGGGGCCGATGTGGTGGCCGAGGCACGGTCCTGGCTGGGCACGCCCTACGTCCACCAGGCTTCGGCCAGGGGGGCCGGCGCGGACTGCCTCGGCCTTCTGAGGGGCATCTGGCGGTCGTTGATCGGCCCGGAGCCGCTGAAAGTGCCTGCCTATACGCCGGACTGGTCGGAGCCTTCCGGCCATGAAGAGCTGATGGCGGCCTGCGACCGGTGCCTTGTCCGCAAGCCGCTTGGGGCTGCGGCGGAGGGAGACGTCCTGCTCTTCCGAATGCGGCCGGGCGCGGTCGCCAAACATCTCGGCATTCTGGTTCGTCCGGGCCCGAATGCCTCGTTCATCCACGCCTATGGCGGCCACGGCACCGTCGAAAGCCCGCTCTCCGAGCCCTGGGCCGAGCGGATCGCGGCCCGTTATGCATTTCCGGAAAGGACGGACTGA